ATCATGTTGGTAGAAGATACCTGCAAACAACCCTGTTACCCTAGCACCATCCCCACGCTTACCAAATGCTATGTCTCTATCTTGAACATGACCCATGACACAACTCATCATTTTTTTAGTTAGTAAAGCTCTTGCACTTGCTACTGGTCTACCCATTACACCTGAAGTAAAGTAGTGGGCAAATGCTACACCCTCTAAGATAACTGGCTCTAGGTAATCATACACTTCCCAATCACCTAAGTTTAAATCTTTATAACCGATAACATCCTCTAAGATAGCATCATACTCTACTGCCCTGTTGATACGTTCTTCATGGTTACCCATACAGTATACTAATCTAGGTGTCCACTGCTTCTTCTTACCTCGCTTCAATCTCTTCATTTCTTTCTTGATAGGTGCTAGTAGTATGTCCATTGCTTCATTACCTGAGCTTATGTCATCCTTATAACGTCTACCCTCAAAAGACTTCTTGCCTTTGTCATAAGAGGAGAGGCTAGGCATATCCCAATGGTCTCCGATATGTACAATGTAATCTGGCTTAAGCTCTGCTATGTACTCACCAGCCCACCTGAGATGGTCCATTGGTACACCCAACTTAACCTGTGTATCTGGTATTACTATAATTCGTTTACTCATTATCTATTCCTTTCCAACCTGTATCAAATTGTCACGGGTTAAAGATACCCAAACCGATTCCTTAAAAATCCCTATAGGTAGTACATACCCATACTGATTATTGTTCTTCGTGTTGACTAAGTTAATAACCACAGTACCATCTTGCTCTATTGAAAAACAACCCTCTGCCCTTTGCTTAATATTTACATCCTCAGCATAAGCTTGGAACAGAAATACATTAGGGGGTGGGTCATACATAGTACATGGGGTGGTTGTTAGTGTAAGGAACACCCCTTTTGTTACCTCAGTTACTACCTCCTGAGGTGCTGCGTTAGCTGTCACTACTGTCATGAGGCCTACTAAAGTTAAAGCTATCGGATTAATCATAGTCTTCTCCATACTCATCTTTAAAGTCTTTCTCAAAAGCCCTGAAGGAATGTTCTAACTCACCTTGGTCCTCTTCAAAGTCTAACTCTTTAACTCCGTAGTCTTCGTCAACATGTTCAGCCATGATAGCATCTTTAATCAACCCTTTTAGTCTAAGGTCATTTAGTAAATCAATAACCTCTACTACTGTCATTACAGCAGGTTCTCCACAAACAGCACAGACCCTTTGATAGTCTACTACTTCGTACTCAGGCCCCTCTGCTCCACAAGAATAACAAATTAAACTCTCTTCACTCATAGCAACCACTCCTTGGGAATCTTACCAATACAATATTTAATCTTACGTTTGATACACCACTCACTATACTTCTGTTTCTTTAATTTAGTAGTCCACCCATCGTTTTGGAATACCATTCTAATATCTAAGTCTGGGTTACAAGCAATTACTGATTCCATCTTTGTTCTGTCACTAGGTTTGAACCAACCCTTTGCTTCTAGGTAAATGCCATTAGGCAACCTGAAGTCTGTAAGGTACGTTGCATACTGCAAGATGTTATCACCACCACAAGATTGACATACCATTTCTCTTCTAGTTTTCTTACGATACTTAAGGGTAGTACACTCATACGTAAAGTCTTTTGGTAAGGTAAGAGCTAGGTTAGCCTCCAGCTTACTTCGATATCTATTCTTCTTTTGCATTAGCATATCCCTCTATGTTCATTGGCATTAGTGTATCTGTTTGAATCATCCACAAGAGCTGAGTGTTCTGTACCATTCTGTTAAACCACCCTTCACCAAAGAACTCTTCATACTTCTCTTCTACTAACTTATCCCAATCTTTTCTATCAGTCTCATCTAGTAGCTTGTCTGCTGTCTTAGGACCTATACCTCTAATCCCCGGAATGTTATCTACCTTATCCCCCATCAACATCTGCTTGTAGAAGAACCTAGTGCCTTCTTCTTCTGTTACCTCCTTCCACTCTTTCTTAACGTAATTGTAATGCTTCCCAGCCACCATCAGTAAGTCTTTATCTATTGTAGCTATTGCTGTCTCGTTTGTTTGGTTCTCAGCTAGCGCATCATCAGCTTCCTTACCATCTACAATCTCAGTGTTATAACTCTTCTCTAGATAATCTCTTATTGCTTGGTAGTGTACTGGTTTACCAACCCCCTTCCTGTTTGCTTTATACTCTGAGTCTATTATATACCTAAAGTTGTTTTTACCTGTAAGGAATCCCTTATAGTGCTCTGCTTCAGTATCTTTTAATAACCCATTCATAAATCTTTTAACAGTAGATAGTGCGTACCGTATGGGTTCTGCTTCTATCTCCCCATCTGGCATCTTATGTTGTGTAGCAAACCCCACTCTATATACTATTGGGTCTAGGTCTATTAATAACTTCATATAGTCTTACCTTTCTTGGTGCGCCCAGCAGGAATCGAACCTGCAACCCCCAGCTTAGAAGGCTGGTGCTCTATCCGATTGAGCTATAGGCGCAATCCCTATTAGGAGAAGTCTGGAGCTGTGTCCTCTTCACCAGAAGCTCGGTTGTTATCTACACACCAGCGAGGTAAGCCATACATAGCCTTCTGTGCTGGGTTGTTCTCATCATCTACATCACCAGTACACCCATCAGTAATACCACCTTCTGCTACATCCTTCTGATACTTCTCTGGGATGGCTAGGATTTCTTTGATGTTAGCATACCCACCACGGTGAGCAACTTGAACACTACAAGGCTTACCAATTACAGAATCCCAATCTGCTACCTGTCCCTCTTTAGCTGAAGAAGAGAATACCTTAAACCGCTTAAGCTCATTACCCATCTCTGTTAGAGTACGTAGGATGTTGAAGCCATTAGTCCACATAAGCATTGGGTTAGTCTCTCCTTCATAGGTACGAGTCTGTCCTAGAATCTCAATACCTAATGATAACTGTTGGATAGGTGCTCGTACACCCTCACCAAAATCTTTCTCCCGCTTCTGCATACCTAAGTCTGCTACATAAACTAAACGACCCTCATACTCTCCTTCTGGTAGTATATCGTTCTGGTCTGTACTTGCTGTTGCACCTGTTCTTTTAATAGCCATTCTTAACTCTCCTTGTTTAACTCAACTGTTATTGTAACACATTCTATAATATAAAGCAAGCTAATGTATACTTGCATAATTCTTACCAAACTGTACATCTACATCCAAGACTCTGTTCAAGCTGAACTTATTATTAACTTCCTGTACAGCTAGCTTAAAGTATTCTTTCACCTTCTCTTGTTGTCCTTGCTTAACCTCAGCAATGACCTCATCGTGGAACTGCCCTAGTATTCTAACACCACCTTTCTTTAGTTCCTTAACCCACATATCAAATAAGAATGTACCTGTCCCTTGATTAAGGGTGCTGAACTTATCCTTGTCAGCCTTTAAGAAGTACCAAAACTTACTCACTGGGTTATACAACCACATCTTACCCTTAATACTCTTTACTATACTCTCCTCTGCAATAGCCTTGACGCTCCAGTTACGTTCCCAATAAGCTTTGTGTAATTTCCTAGCCTCCTTCTCACTCATACCTGCTTGCCTTGCGATAGTAGCTGCACCAGCACCATAGGTAGAGGCATAGTTAGCTGTCTTAGCGTTGTATCTAATCTTATCTAGTACCTCAGTCTTACCTCCCTCTTTGTATTGGTTAGCTTGCTCTTGTGTCATCATGTTAGCTGCTACTGCAATGTCTAGGTGTGGGTCAAAGCCCTCTACCATCATCTCTTTTACATACTCTGCATCATGACTCCACATATAATGTTGCTTAGTCCTATCCTCAAGACTACACATGTCACTGCCAATTAATTCATTAGTATCCTTTCTAACTGTTAGTAAACTTCTAATCTCCTCCCCATAAGGTTTACGTAAGCTAGGTATATTAACACAAGTCTTATGCTTAAACCTTAAGGTGTTTGTTAGACCTTGTATCCCTGCCACTACATAACCCTTCTTAGCTGACTCTAAGAACCCCTTGACAATCGCTATACGGTGTCCAAGTACCCCCAAGTCTGATAGGCTAGCTAACTCTGGGTGGTCTTTAATCATATTCTCAATAGAAGAACATAACATACCACTACTGTTTTTAATCTGAGGTACCTGTCTATCATCTACAAATTTGAAAGTAGCTGGAACCCATCCTAAAGCGAACAACCAATCCTTAATCTGCTTAGAGCTACTAGCATTAGGTGGTAAGTTCTTCTGGAATACTTGCACTTCCCCTTGGTAATCAAACCCTAAATTCCTTTCTTCTGCTAACTCCTTCCAACGTACCCCAACTACACTTAAAGTACCATCCATCTTAAAGGGCTCTTTAGGTCTAACTTTCTTAGTATACTTAGGAACTTCTGGCATGACAGAATGTAATGTATCTTTAGCAATGTCTTGTCTCTCTATCATCAAGGATAGTAACTCCTCCCCCTGTACCTCATTAAACTTCCACCTCTCCTCCTCTTGCCCCCTAGCACAAGTCATCTTGAAGGTTAGGTATTCTACTAAGTCATTGTATTTACCCTCATATAGTGCATCTAAGTCACCCTTCTGTAACTTCCAGAGTAAGGTATTTATCCTCACATCTTCCTTACATCGGTTCACATACTCCTCTAGTGGTAGGTTTTCCCAATCATCAACCTTAGGCTTAGGAATACCGAAGTCCTCCCCATAATGTGCTAACCCATGTCTAGTTCTAGTTGGGTATAAGTACCAAGACAGTGCTAGAGTGTCCACTAGTGTAGCCTTGATAGTTATATTAAGTAACCTTTCTAATACAGGTATGTCATATCGTATGATATTGTGACCAACTAAGGTTGACACTTTGTTTAAACAGTCTCTCATCTCTTGATAATCTGTAATAGCTACCCCGTCTATCACCATACAATGTATCTTTGTGGGGTTTAGGCCATCTGTCTCAATATCAAATACACATTCCATACAACTCAATCCTCTGCTGAATAGTCATCTTGTAGTACATCACCCATAACTTCTTTTAGGAATGGGAAATCCTTAAATAAGAGTATAGCACACTTCTTAGCTATATCCCTATGTTCTTTTTGTGTTTCAACTCCACACCTCACAGTACAGTAGGTAATCCAAGAGCGTAGTGTACCATTCATATACATAGAGGTACTTGTAAGCCCTTCAGGTAGTAAAGCTCTTGCTTGTTCTTTAGCTACTCCGTTGTTTAAGCTGTATATGTAGGCTGAGACTGCAACAGCCCACACATCTTTTTGCATACCCCTAAAGTCCATGCTATCTTCACTGCTGATGCTGTTTTGCTTATTCTTAGTGTCTTGTAGCCTCATCTCCCTGAACTCTAAGTCTGGACTAGCTTGACTATAACGTTGGCTAAACTCTTGAAAGGAGAATGAGCGGTGTCTTAGAATCTGTCTGCCAATATCTCTAGTGGTGGTAACCTCCATTACTACGTTAACCATCTCAAAGATACTGAAGTGCTTATGATTGATACAATACTTTAATAATCCCCCACTTGTTTTAAAGTTCATTTGGTTATCAGGGTTAGATACCCTAGCACAGTAACTCACCAACTCTTCTGCTGTTTCCATACCCTCAACTAAAGGTTGGGTAATACCTACTATTTTTACGTTCATTTTAATATCCCTTCACTTCTAAGTAAGTAATTGTTCTCTCATCAAAGTATACATCACAACTGTACCCTTGTCCAAAGTCTCTATCAAATAGCATCCTGAACTCACTCATATTCTTACGAGCTGGTTCACAATCCTCTGTTCTGTCTCGACTAATACCATGACCATAATGTGCCCACTTCTCCATCGCTCTACTACCTGTAAACTCTGAACTTAGTACCTTACCACCTGCTTCATGTGGTGTAGAGGTCTTAGGCTTAGGGTTAATATGACTGTAACAAAATATTGTGATTGGATACTTCATAACCAAGTCTGCCATGTCCGTCATAATCTCATTGAGTTTATCATTAGCTTCACTACTAGCATACCTACTAATCAATGCTGTCAATGGGTCAATGATAAAGATATTAATGTCATCAAGTAGGTGCATCTCTTCAATGGCTATACGTATATCATTCCAATCACGACTAGCTAACCTGTCATAGAACCTTACCCTACCATTCATATCTGTTAGCGTATTGCGTAAGTCTTCTATATCATATTCAATATCTGGTCTACTGTAGTCAACCTTATCATGCTTACCTGCTAATTTCTTAGCTGTCTTAGCTGGTGCATTCTCAAGGTCAAACATACCAACCTTAGTGTTCTCTTTATAAATCAAGTGTTCTACTAACTGGTGTTGGTGGTCTGTCTTACCAATCTTAGGAGCTGCTCCAACTATGTGAATGTTATGTGGTCTGATACCAAAGCAAGCCTTTGTGACTGTAGGCCATGGAAAACTAATCCCCATCTCAGGTTTAATTAAAGCTTTATCAATGAAGTCTAACACATCCAACACTTCACCTTGTCGTACTGGTTGGCTATCCCACACGACTTTTTGATACAGCTCTTGAGTTCTACCAGCCTCCAACATAGCGTTAGCATCCTTAAGGGGTAGCTCTGCCACCTTGAAGGTGTGAAAGGTCTTTAGAACATCCTTAACAGCCTTCTTACCAGCATCATCATTATCTAACACTAAAATAACTTCATTGTAAGACTCTACGAACGCCCTATTGTTAAGAATATCCTTAACTGCTGAGGTAACCCCTCGTGTTAGAGATACGACACTAGGTTTAAATGTTTTATACTTAGGGTCTGTATGAATAACAATAGCTTGATATAAAGCCATAGCATCACAAGCACCTTCAGTAATATATAACTTCTTACCACCATTACGTTTAGCTAGGCCTGTACCAAATAACTCTACATCCCCTTTTCTGTCACCTACACTACGAAAACCCTTATCTAGTACAGTACGTTCCTCGTACCCTGTTACTAATCCCTCTTTAGTAGTAGGATAGTAATGCTTAACAATCGTACTTCCATCACTCTTACTGTAACCAACCTTAACATTAAAGAGGTCTACAACCTGCTTTTTAATACTTCTAAAGCCATCACTAGGTAACTTACCTATTTGTTCTACTGTAATATAGCCCTCAGAAGCACGTGGTGGCTCTGTAACAGACTTTCTACCTCCTACCATACCTACCCCCTCACTTACCTCATTAAAAACACTCTCACAAGCAAAACAGAACGCATCTAAACTACCATCATCTTGCTGGAATATCTGCTTACCATCTGAACTGCCACACTCAGAACAAGAAGTCTTACGTAGTGGAGTACCTTTATTCACTGGATTACCGTAGTAGTTTTGATATTAACAACTAATTCATTCATATCAACAACCTCCCCATTTATGTTTAAAGATACCTCATGCGTGTGACCATCTTGCACTAATGACTCTATGACAAGGTGGATTATATCACTGCCTGAAAACTGGTTAGTTTGTACAGATGTGTATGGTTTGTCTTCCTCCTCTATAGTAACCCCATAGTAATCATCAAAGTCATCATCAAAGTCTCTAGGCACTTTGATACCCTAACTCCCTTACTAAGTCTGAAACAACACAACGTTCCGCA